GTTAGAAAATACATCATGCCCTAAATCTGTTAAAAGCTGCACTTCGTCATACTCAAGAATTGAATGACAACTTATATAATGTATTTTCATAGACTTCCCGTTTCCTTTAGAACTTCCCAGCATCTAGCAATATATTTTTGAGAAACTTTCTCCCAAGTCATGTTCTGATTAATAAATTCAGCACTCTGATATGTTTTATTAGAAACTTCTTCGTAATTATTTGCTACATACAGCATCTTATCACATAGATCATCAAAGTCTGGCTCACCCCACTGTCCAGCATTAGCGTATCTTCCGGTCATATTTTTAGTCCCCCATGTGAAATCAAGAGGTACAGACATATGAGCAAAATCAGAACATGCTAAAACATTTGTGCAAATTGTAGGGATTCCTTTTGCAATCCCTTGGAACGGAATATTTCCCCAACCCTCACCACTAGTAGGAAATAACAAACAATCTGCTTTATCATAAATTGCACCCAATTCTTCGTGAGATACTTCATCATCAATCACTTGAATTTGCGGATGTTGAACTGGACCAATCATGCCGCTTGTCCAAATCCTGGCATCTGGAGGACCATTGGATTTATAAATAAGTCTATAATTATGATTACCTTCAAACACTTTTAAAAACGCATCTACGGATAACTGCGAGTTCTTACGAGTTGCTGGTGAGCCAACAGAAAGAAAGGTGAATTGATCGTGCGGAGTTCTCTTTTTTGGAAAATATATTTTAGGGTCAACCCCCAATTTAAATTCATAAACTGGTTTAGTAATACCGGAATTTATAAAGACATCCCTCATGGCATGAGTAGTTGTCCAAACCTCATCCATCTCATTACATCTCTCAACCCAGTCATTTGGTAGCTTATTTGTTTCCCAAAAAGTATAACCAATTGTGTATAACTTGGATTTAACAAACATATCCGGCACTGAATGGTTGATAACAATTTCATCCGCAAAATGCCCTCTTTGAAAATAGCCAATTCCTGGAACATTTGCTTGCAATCTGCCAATTTCTTCTGGCATAGATGGTTTATTTCGTCTAATTGGTAAACCGCTTGAGCCGATATATTCCCATAGGCAATCTGGTGTATAGCCGTAACCTTCACTAAATTTTGGGATTTGATTATCAGACCATACAAGCATAAGTTTTCTGTTAAATATTATACAATATTTTTGACTAAGTTTTTGCGCTCTATGTAATTTTCTATTGCGATAATTGAAGAATCAGACTCCACCTTGTAAGAGTCAATTCTTGTAATCGTTTGCTTCTCTTCAATCTTAGATAATTTAGCAGCAAACCATTTACCCTGTTTCAAAACATTTTTTAGCTTCACATAAGGTCGTGGAAAGATTACAACCTTAAATACATTTTGCCCATCCCAGCAGTAAACATTTGCCATAGTTTTGCCTTTAGATGTAATGAAAACTCTGGAATGCATGATATACATCAGTGTCTTTTCATCTGAAGCAGACCCCAGCCCTGTTTCGTACAGCCAGGAGTACTCATGGTCTTTGCCTTTTCTCCATAAATTAATAACATCATGCAACCCAGTCCCAACAAAATTATAAACATCACAAAACGAATGCATTGTTCTATCGCCAATCAAGGCATAAAGATGGTCTCTGGTAGCGATTTCTGTATTCCTATCGGCAAACACGGTAGCTGAACCGGAATGATCTTCAAATTCAATACGCAGGTATTGTGGAGTTTTTTTGGTTGAACGAACAACAGCTTTAACCAAAGTCAACGGAGAATTAATTTCGTGGAAATCAGCCAACTGACCAACAAACTCATCCATCTCGTTTTTATCTTCGTCTTTAATAGAAAAACCAAGAATCGGCAGATAGTACCGTTTATGGTCATACTGAGAAACATGACCCATGGATTCAAACGCCCCAACTTTGTCCAGATTCTCACGCAACGGAGCTTTAACAGCAGATTTTGTGCATTTGTTATTGAACTCATCAAAACAAGTAAAAGGTCGTTTGGTCATAATCTCTTTGATAGCCGACTTACCGCAAGACAACACATTAGCCAAACCAAAACGAATGCAATCAACCCCAGTGGAATTATCTGTTATAAAGTATTCTTCCGAGATGTTTACATCCGGAGGCAGAATTGGCACACCAAGTCTTTGAGCTTCCATCAAATAAGCAGTAATCTTTTCGGTTGAATTTTCGTTAAACAACAGTGACCAAATAAATTCAAGTGGGTAATTAACTTTCAACCACATAGTTTGATACGACAACATTGAATAAGCAACAGCATGAGACTTGTTGAACATATACAAAGCCGACATTTCAAACTCAGCCCACATCTTCTTGGCTTCGTTTTTAGAAATAATAGAATTATTAACAAACTTATCCTTGTACAAATCAAACTCGTTAGCATCGCGTTTCTTACCAATAATTTTGCGCAACTTATCAGCCTCAGCCCAAGTAAAACCCGACAACTTAACCGACATCAACATCAACTGCTCTTGAAAAATAACAGTACCGAAAGTCTCGCTCAGAATTTCTCGCACTGACTCATCAGGATAATGTGGCGATACATAACCCTTCTTACAATCAATATATTTTTGCCCCTGCGACAACAACGCACCAGGTCGCACAAGCGCATTAGAAACCACCAAATCATTGAAATTATCAATACCCATCCGCTCAATCAAATTCCGGTAGGCAGCAGCATCAGTCTGAAACACCCCAACCGTGTTACCTTTATTAAAGTTCTCAAACACCGCTACATCATCCAAAGCCAGCGACTGCCCCTTCACATCCAGCCCTGTACGCTCCCTAATCTTGTTTAAGCAATCTTTAATCACAGATACGGTCTTTAGACCCAAAATGTCAATTTTAATAAGCCCGACAGCCTCAGCATCCTCCATATCAAAAGCAGTAACGAGCGCCCTACCTTCCCCGTCAGTATCTTTACGAGTCTCAATCGGACACACATCAGTCAAAGGCAACGAAGAAACAACCATACCAGCAGCATGCACCCCTGAATTTCGTATACGCCCTTCTAGTCGTTTTGCCACTTTCGCCACATCTGGGTATTTAGAACAAAAGACCCGGCCTTTAGTTGAGCCTTCTAACTCCTCAATTGTTTCAAAGAATGGAGTAATACCATTTACTTCTTCAAATGGGACTTGGTAGACCCTAGCAACATCTTTAATAGCAGACTTAGGTTTGAATTCACCGAATGTAGTAATTGCTGCCACATGATCTTCGCCCCATCTTTGTCGCAAATAAGATTGGACTTCTTTTCTTCTTTTATCTTCAAAGTCAAGGTCAATGTCAGGGTAGTCATTGCGCTCTTGGTTGATAAATCGTGCAAATAGCAGATTGTATTTGATGGCATCAACAGATGTGATATCTAGTAAGTAAGCCAAAATACTTCCACCGACAGAACCACGACCTGTGCCTCTACCGATGCTGTTGTTATCTGCCCATTTAATCAAATCCCATACAATCAAGAAGTAATCAGAAAAGCCAAGTTTTTCAATTACACTTAATTCCTCATCAAGTCTTTGTTGATACTCTGGACCGAGCTTTAAAGATTTCATCTTTAGCTCCGCAATTTCTTTAAGATACTTATTGGAATCAAACATCTTTGAATACTTAGGCAACAAGTTTCTTTTCTTAGTAATCTCGGCATCGCATTTGCCAGCAACTTCTAAAGTGTTTTCTAAAATATCAGTACGATCATAACCAACTTCTTTAAACCATTGATGAATCTCATCAGCCTTAGCAACATACGGGTTGATATCATCAAATCGCAGATACCTTTCGGGGTACATATGATTAATTTTGCCAACAATGTCTTTGCCGAAATCGTCTAGTGTCTTTGACTTTTCCACCGCATATCTAATATCAGATGGCGATAAGCCAGTGTGTTGTGAAATCATCAAAAGAATTTCTTCGCAGCCTTTATCTTCTCTCTGAGGGAAATGGCAATCTGCTGTTGCAACAACCTTTCTTCCCATAGCGTTCGCTAGTGAGAGAACACCGTCATTAATAACTTGAGGGTTCCAAGCCTGCATCTCAAAATAGAAATCATCCTTGAATATCTTTACAAATCTTTCCGACAATTCTTCGGCTCTGGCGTAATCGCCAGCCTCTAACGCTTTTGATATCGCACTACCTCTGCATCCGGAAAGAGCAATAATGTCATTATCAACAATATCTTCAAGTAGTGAAAATTCAATTCTTGGCTTGTAATAAAAATTGTTTTGCCAAGAAATTTTAGAAAGTTTAAATAGTTTCTCAAGCCCCGTATTATTTTTGGCAAGAAGAATTAAGTGAAATCTTTCAGCCTTGCTGTCCGAATCATCTTGAATTGATGGAACAAAATAAGACTCAACACCAAACAGTGGTTTAACATTGTGCTTCTTACAAGCATCTTGAAACTTTAAAACCCCAGCCATTGAGCCGTGATCAGTTATAGCGCATGCAGTTTGACCATTGGTGCTTGTAATCTGAGCAATCTCTGATGGCGTTGACATACCATCAAGTAACGAGTATTCAGAATGGCAATGAAGGTGAACGAAATCTGTCATTTATAAATCAATATCATACAAGTTGTCAATGGTTGGCAACTCTTCCCAATACGATTTGTTATACCATGCTTTCCTAAGAAAACAATTTACACCGTGTTCTAATAATATTTTAACTTCAGATGGATTATCCTCAACCATATAGACCGGATTAATCTCTTGAGCAATTTTGTATTTTTCATTGAATGCACTAAATTGTGGAGTCATAGTGTTAATCTTCCAATCATCAAGCCAGGCGGCAGTTGCGTTCACAGAAGCCTCGCTTCTTCTTGCCGTAAGAATATGCACATCAAACCCTCTACCAAACCAGTAATTAACTTGATACCAAGCATCTTCAAATGGTTTTAGATTTTTCCAAAATACAGGATTAGAAAATAATTTTAGAGCTTCTGGGTCTTTTGTATCTGTTGTTAACCAAGAGCTGTAGTCTTCAGAAACACCATAAGATTCTAGTGTTTCATCAATTAAAGAGTCTATGTCTGTTATTACGCCATCAAGATCAAGAATTATTTTATTATTCACAAATGCCTTTCTGTAATGCTGAGGGTATTTCTACCCCCAGCCTTACAAAATTTTTTACCAATTATCCTTACCCAACTCACCAGTAGTTAGATAGATTTGTTGTTTTTCATATGGCAATGTCATATACACAGATGTTAAATCGTGCATTGGCAAATCATTAATTGATTTTGGAGTTTCAGATGTGTCTAATGGAATAAGACTATAATTTGTATCTGAAGCACCAGAGCCAGTCCTGGAGTACTTGTAATAACGGTCCGTAATTGTTCCAAATTCTCTTGCGTATTCAATCAATACAAGACCGACATGGCGTTGATTAAAAGTGGTATCAAGGATTCTTGGCTCCCAAACACCTGGCTCTGTCTCAACTGCAATGTTAATTAGCATGTGAGGCTTTGGCCTCCATCCTTTATCTGCTACTGATTGCTCTGTAGCCCAGCAACGGTAATTGAATTTCTCAATATTTGATGTGGAAGCAACTCTCCACTTCCAGTTAACTGGTGATGTTACAACCGGAACATTAATACCTGTCCCAATTTTTTCATCAAAATACTTAGCATCTTCTGTCAATTCTTGTCTGAATCTAATCTTGAAGGAATCGCCATTTTGAAGTGTAAAAAATTTCTTTACACCCTTGGCTCCGCCTTCGGGTTTTACTACTGCCTTTTCAAGGTCTTTTAATGTTTTCATTTGTTCTCCTATATGTTATGTGTTTTGCTGTTTATACTATCAACTATCTCTTGCACTTGCATTTCTGCTGGATCTTTCAACCCATCAGAAATTTTAGCCGTGTAAATTTCTTTACCGCGGCATAAATCTATTATAGCATCCCTCATTGCATTTCCAGCATCATCGTTGTCAGAAAAAATAATTATTTTATCAAAATATTTTTTCATCAATGTAATCTGATTTTTTGAAACCTGAGCGCCAAGTGTAGCGACCACATTCGGGAAGCCTGCTTCGTGAACCTTCATAGCATCCACGCTTCCTTCAACAACAATAACTTCTGAATAGTTTTTAGCATTTTGTATGTTAAACAAGACATCTGCTCTCTTAAACCCTTTGTTGTAAAGATACCTAGGCTCTTGCGATGACTCTATTGCTCTGCCAATTAACCCAACAACTTTATATTGTTGATTTCTAACCGGAATAACTATTCTGCTTTTAGTTTTTGAAAACCCAATTTCAAATCTCATCAATGTATCGTATGACAAACCTCTTTCGTGCAATGGCATAAGATAAGATTTTTGTTCATCGTCATCATAGTCAATTTGAATTGTATCAAGAACAATATCATCATCTTTATCTCTGTATGAGAGACTTCTTTCTAATTGATTCTTTAATGATACCGCATCAATCCTAGAGTTTGTTGCAAGCGCCTTACCAGTAATTTGGCGATAGAGCTGCCTGAAGTTACCTTTCTTGCCGCAAGACGGGTTGAAGCATTGCCATAACCCAGTCTTATAGTTTATATAAAATGATGGTGTATGAAGATTTTTATGGAATAAACAATAGATCGTAAATTCTTGGCCGGTAGACGCTTGAACCTGGATATTGTATTTATCAAAGAGGTCTTCAATTTGTTTTTCAAGATTTATCATCAAAAATTATCTCAAAAGAAAAAATTTGCAACTTATCATCATAAGATGTTACTAATTTAGTATTTCCAGTATATTTATATTTCTGCCTAGCCTCATCCTCAAGCCATGGTCGTAATTTGATAATAGTCTCAATATCTTTGGCTGTGCCTTTGAGCGCAGTTTCCATATTACAAATCCCACTCTTCTACCCATTTACCAGTATCTAAATTCCATCTTAGATAGAATCCAAAATGAGAAGCTCTTCTTACTTTTCTAGAAACAATTTGGAACATATCGGAACCGGCATCTCTATGGATTGCCAAAACCAAGTCAGCATCATAAGCTAATTGCTTACTCCAGGCAACCTCTTCAAGTTCTGGTGGGCGCTCTGAGTGCCCTTCTGCCATTGTTACCGCAGCAACATCAATAATTGGCACAGCATTTTTAACAGCCATTCTTTTAAAAGCTTTAGAAAGATTTTTAGCTTTTTCAGTTTCTGTTTTAGCCCCACTTGAGTCATCAAACAAACCGTGATAATCCAAAATAACCATATCTGGATGGTACTGGTCTATCTTGGCTTGAACCATTTGCTGGTCTGCTGTCTCAAGACCCTCTGATGTAACCAAGTAAATAGGCTGTTTACCAGCAAAAGTTTTTTCAGCCCATTTTTCGTATTGATCAACAATTGCAGGGTTGGCTTTTACCAAATCAGTATTTGTAAAATTACCTTCGCCATTATTCAATAAAGTATCTAGTCGCTGTGATTCTTGTTGCTTGTTCATCTCCAGAGAAATAATTAGTGGTCTATACCCAGCCCTCCAAGCATTCGCAGCAAACAATCTTGCAATAAAAGATTTACCAACGCCTGTCCAGCCAAGAAGAACAACGAAATCTCCTTTTTGCCAACCACCGAAAGTTTTATCAATGACAGAAATTCCAGATGGAATACCAATCATTTCACGATTGTCTGTTAGCGACCTTGCTCTTAAATCATCAGCACGGTCTTTCCATTCACCAGATAAGTCAGTATCTTTTAAACTGCTAGAGAACTTATACAACTTACTTGTTTCATCCATCAAATAAGATAGAGACTCTTTCGGACCAAGTTCGTTTAAAACATTGTTGGCCTTAGATACAATTACTCTTGTCTGATAAGCAAGAGACTCCCTCTTGGCTTCGTCTAAATAATACCTTGTTGGCTCCGGAGTTGCAACAAAATCAAAATCCGCATAATGATGCTTAACTGTGTCTTTTGATGGAGTCTTTTTAAATTCATCATGATGTTTGGATATGAAATTCCAAATATCACGGTATTCCATGAATACATTTTCTGCACCGCCATTGACAGCCTCAGTATAAGAATTGTTATCAATAATTGAATTCAATAATCTTATTTCGTAATTCACTCGGTCTCCATTCTTTTTTTGGTTTGATTGACTATTTCTTTAAATTTATTAACAGACTTGCTCTCAAATTTAACCCTGTCAGTATACACTTTTGACTGAACAGCAAAATCAAATACCAAAAACGGTCCTGGGTTAGACTTCACAAAAAGCTCTATTGCTGTAAACAAAAGTTCTTTATCATAAAAAGATAACAAAGATTCAGCAACCGCTTCTTGCCGTGGTGAATCTGGTATGAATAATTTATGATATTTTTTGCAGCAATTTTTTAATTGACTTATCGGATCTATCTCTTGTTGTTCCATTGTTTTTAGTTGCCTTTTTCCATGTTGACATTAAAAAATCATATTCTGAAATACCGGCATTAACACCGACAAATTCATCATTTTGTATTGCCGATAAAAAACACGGGGTTTTGACTGTGCATCTCGCACAACCCTCTTTAGCGTATAACACTTCAGAGTGCTTATATGACAGCCAATACCCAGAGTTTTTATCACTTAAACATACGGCTTCAAGCCGCCAGTTATTTGGTTTTCTCTGCATCTAGTTCTTGAAGTTTTGCTTCAATTTGTGAATCAACAACATCCCACAAGCTTTTCCAAGCCTCTTCGCTCTCTAGCGAGGTGCATGAGGTGCGAGCACCAGCGTCAAGTCTCAATGATTCGTAGTTACCTAAATTCTTGGTAATACCAATTGATGCCCAAATTTCTGTTTCCGGTTTTGTTTTGTCTGCCATAATTTCTCCTATTTGTGTAGTTTTACTTTTTGATTAATTTCTTTTATTTTATTAACTACTGTTTTATTAGTAGCCGGTCTTCCGCTTTTACGAGTATTAAAAAATTCTACCATACCGTAAATGTCTGCTTCGTCATAATAGCGCCAATTTTTATAATTTCCACAATCTTCGTCAAATTTTTTTGAAAGAACAATTAAATTTTTCTTTTCATATTTACGAAGCGTGTTTGGCTCTCTGCCTACGATCTTAGCAACTTCACCAACTGTGTAAATTCTTTTAAGCAAGATATCACTCCCAACTATTGGAATGTTAATCTCTTCATTATTTTTAATGTTTACACATACAATAGTGTTATTGTATTTTGTTATTTTTTTAATTTTTACAAAAGTGTCAGAATATTTGTAAAATTTATTTGGCAGTATTTTGTTTTGAAACATGGAATTCCTCAATTTGTTTAAACCCAAGTTTACGCAAAAGGACATTTAATTTCTTTACTTCAATATCTTTTGAATCAGAACAGTTAACGCAAGTAACATCTATCCAATTTCTTTGCATAGCGTAATATTGCGATCCAACCATTTTCAATCCACCACATTTAGAGCATCTAAAATTTTTTAAAAGTCTAACTTTCATTTTGCAAAATACTCCTTGTCTTTGTAGATTGCCCATCCGTTATATATTGGCGTAACCTCATAAAAGAATTTATGCTGTCCTGTTGTTTCGTATGTAACGATACCAACACCTTGTTGCCAATTCTCGTATCTAACAAGCGGTCTACCATCAAGGTCAACACCGCCTTTAACTGAAGGCACTGCGCCATCAATTCTTGCCAAGCACCCAGGAGACGCTGCCATAGTTGTGCGAGAGCCATCAAAGTCCTCACGAGTTTTAAATGCGGTTTCAATACGATGAATGTGTCCGTAGATCACACTAGTCTTTTCGCTATTTAAATAAATATGAGCTGTTGAGCCTGAAGATTTAACTCTATCTCCGTGAATAATTCTTAATTTTTCATTAATCCAAAAATCAGAAGCCGGATAACCTGGTCTGTACTCCACGCCAAAATCATCCATGCGAGCAAGGTATGGAACAGTTAATACCGGCCAAGAATCGGGGGTATTTCCTTTGCGAATTCCATATGCTGCAACAGCATTCACTAACAAATATTTCGGCATTCGCTCTTCGTGATTACCAGCAAGCCAAACTATTTTTGCTGATGGGGCAGCCTCTCTTAGTTGAGCACAGAATGTTGTTGCCCGATCAATTGAAGCCTGCATAGTCTGTTGATACGCAGGTGTTGTTATGTATTTTCCTAAAGTTGGAAAATCCAAGTTATCACCAACGCAAACTACCGAATCCGGCTTTACATCACGAACGATTGCAAGCATAATCTCAATTGCTTTTTCATCATGAGTCGGCTCTAGCTTTCCATCACGACCTCTGTAATAACCAATTTGAGCATCTGGGACAACTACGCATTTTTTATATTTTGCAGTTTTCTTTGCAACAGTTCTTGGTTTTGGCAATCTAATAGCAGGACCTTGCTTAACCACAGGCCATTGAGGACCACGGCTTTCTCTTCTCACTCTGCATATACCATCTTTGTCTAGCGTCTTGCGACAACTGTTATCGGCATATCTTTGATTTGCTGTTTTTGGCTCAAACTTATAAGTACAATCAGTACCTTCGCATTGTTTCATGTATCTCCTATAGGGTAGGAATACATATTATCATATGGAAAAGGCATTCCAACGCTTTTATTATCTAAAATTAATATTTTTTGCGTAATTCTTTTTCTTAGTATGAGGCTTATTATTATAAGCTGTTTGTCTCATTTTTTCACGATGTTCCATTGACATTACAGTTCCTTCTTTATGCAAAGCGCTATGTTCTTTATGAGAACACAAAAATAAATTATCCAGCCTATTATCTTGCTTTACTTCGTTTATATGGTGTACAGTCTCCCATGCCTGAAGAAATCTACCAAGGTATTTTTCAACAACCAGCCTATGCTCATAAGCATAGCCCCGAATGTTTTTTGGGTGTTCTGGGCGTAAGACTCTCACATAGCCTTTATCGTCAATATACTTACCGCCAGTAAAATTTGGACTATCTTCTCCAGAAGCAGCTTTGGATGACCAACTTATATCTTTTCTTTGAGAAGCAAGAGCCATTTAATTTGCGTTAAGCAATGCCTCCAATATCTTCAACATATAGTTGTAAAAGCTTTACGCTGGAGCTAGCAGGAACATAGTAGTTAGGCGCATTAGCTGAGCTAGCGCCTTGTTCTCTCTTAACTGCTGCAAAAAAAGATTGGTTAGTTAAGCCAGAAGAAGATGTTGATAGAACAATTGATAATGTAGAAGCACCGAATTTACTATCATATGCATCATTTCTTAATGCAATGTTGGCAATAGTCGCAGACCCGCCAAGAGATGCTGTGTTAATAAAAGCAAAAATTGGAGGAGTGAAATCAGCAGTCAAAATTTGTGATGCCGCTCCGATGGATGCAAACAACCCGTTATAAACGGCTACTGAATATGTCGCATCTTCAGCACCTTTGGCTTCAACAACAAAGCCAGTAAAATTTAAAGTTACTCGGTAATAACGAGAAGCCCCAAGGCTTACTCTGTTATCAGTACCGCCAGTACCGGTATCGTCTTTAAGAGAGATAATTTCATTATAAGTTGCAAAGTTTGAGAAAGCACTACTCGCAGAAGCAACTGATTTAATTTTCTTTACGCCTTGTGGGGCATCATCAGTAGCTTCTTTTACTTGCTGAGTATTGGTTGACATCTGTTGCAATCTGTCACCAGTGATCGGGGTTCCGTCTGTCCAGGAGACCTGGGAGTAGTTCTCATATGCCATTTATCTATTATACCTCATTATTTCTTTGCTCTAATAACTCTATCCAAATAAGATGGACCTTTTGTAAAATACCAATGGTCTGGTTCACAAAAGAAATAAAACACATATGAAGTCAAGTTATTTTCTGGCGATGGGAAATCTTCCCTCCAATGCTCCTGATCGCATCCATACATAAAAAGGGCTTGGTTTTCATTTAAAGAATATGGTTTATTTTCAACCCATAGATCCCATGGTGTTTTTTGAAATAAACAATAATCAATAGTGTATGTACAAGCATTATCGTCTTTATGTTTCCATAATTTTGCTTTTTCTGTTTGATAAGTAACTAGTAAATTCCATGATGGTTTTAGTGTATTACTTTTAAATTTTTCTTTAGCCATAGGCAAAAGCAACTCTGAACCTTCATTTAAAATTTCAGTATTAGCCCATTGATATCTTCCAAACCCCTCAGAAAAAGCTGACCCATCATCATTAGCCCAAAGGTCCATTGCATATTTTTGTAGTGCATTAAAGTAAATATTATCAAATATATTTGAAATTACAAAAGGGTCTTGTAAAACCATATTTACCATTTATTAAGTGGACATGTTGCATTTTGTAATTTAGTTTTAGCTAGCATAATACAACCACATTCTTTACATTGTTTTGTTAATTTAATTAACCTATCACAAGATAAACAAATATCGTATCTTCTATTGGCTTCTTCTGCGCTAGCTTTTTGTGTACTTGAATCCAGCAAATGCCAAGGTCTTGATTCTCCTATTTTCTTTTTATATTCAGACCAAGCTGACATCACAGCCTCCCATATAACTTTCCTTCCATTCTCGCCACCATAATTTTTTACCTATTGATATTGTATCATAAGAATTCCAAGAAAATGGCAAACTATTCACTGAACTACTATCACCCATGTTTTTCCAATGATGAATATTATTATTTTTTTGATTTATTGCTCTATGTATTAAACCAGAATAAGTGCTACCTATTGTTCCAATAAAATCTTTTGCATTACACATTACTAGCATACAAATTAAATCAAAAGATATTTTACTTGTTATTGATAGTTGTTTAAATTCATTTAAAAAATTATCTTTAATTAAATTGTCTATATATAAAACACGACCATCATCAATAGCAATTGATGATTTAAGATTATCAGTGCATGTAATAATTAAACTGTTGTTTATTTTTAAAAAATTAATTGCATCATTATATTCTTGTTCTGTAACTGAATAAATTGTTTGTGCAAAATCGGTCTGTCTTAAATGTATACCAGAAAATTCACCTATTGAAGATGAAATTGTATTTGCCAAATCAATATATTCTTGTTTAAATTTTAACTTTTTTAAATATTCATCAAAAGAACTTGTTCTGTTATAAAACATAATAGAATAATATGATAAATTATTATTAAAATAATAAAATTTATCTTTATCAATTATCAGTTTATCTCGACCTTCAGCAAATTCTTGTATTTTCTCATCTCCGTCAGAAACCGGGATAAAAGCGTTCATTAAGTTTTTTATATGGTATTGCTTACTTGATGGATGTTCAATAATTTTTTTTGAAAAAAATATGTTATCAAAAGACGATGTATCTATAAAATCTGTAATGTAATTAATTTTATTTTCAAAAGATTCTGACAGGCTCGGTAGCTTTCTCATGTCATGTATATATATTGGAGTTTTGAGAAAATATGATATACCAATCGCTATTTCTAAAGTTATTAATTGATTAAATAATCCACCATTCCATAAACGAAATGCATTGTGAGAATTTAAATTTATATTATGTTCTCTCCAAGGAGAATTCATTGTGGTGGTGTAAAAGAATCCCCATTCCAAGCCCAGCCAGGGACAACATTTGGTTGATCCGTTACTTCAATCACCGTAGGATTGCTCGCTAAACCAGCAGCCCACGCAGCAGCGCTGGGCGAAGAAATTTCATCATCAAATTGAACTTGCATAAACACATCACCTTCTGCAATTAAAACAAATCTTCTAGTAGCCATATTTCTCCTTTATTAAAGTATACCATTAACCAATGCAGAATCCATCTACGCAAATAAAGTCTTGTGGACATGGGGGAGAGCAGCCTGGTACAAATACCGGTGTTGGGGCTACCGGTGTTGGGGCTACCGGAACTGGAGTTGGTGCAACAGGTGTTGGCTCTGATACTGGCGTTGGCCCAGGTCCAGGGCCACCGTAAGGAACTGGAGTTGGAGCTGTTGGAGTCGGAGCTACCGGAGTCGGAGCTACCGGAGTCGGAGCTACCGGAGTCGGAGCTACCGGAGTTGGAGTGGGAGCTGTTGGAGTCGGAGTAGGTGTTGGGGTAGGGCTTGCGCCACATTTCTGTATGCAATACTGATATCCATCTATATATGCGTAAAGCTGATCGTCATTTGCATCGTAATAAAATTCAAAATACTCAGGTCCGTACCTGTATGCCGACCCAGCATAAGTATAAGAAGTCGTAATTGTATTTGATTGATCTTTCAAGGATAAATCTAATCCCCCGCCAACTAATATTGTTTCACCATAAAGACTTCCAAAGGCTGCACCCTCAATAAAAACACCGGCTGCTCCGTTTGTTTGCGTAAACTCACCTAATTGCATTGAGCCAGAAAAATTACCACCAGTCTCAAGATTGTCGCCAACAATTTGCCATCCAGCAATTTGACCGGCTGTTGCAGTCACTGTTCCGGTTAATTCCAGATTTGTGCCGTTATAAAACATGACATTATTAGCAGAGCCAACAGAAAATGTTCCATTAGAATTCCAATAATTAAGAGCATTGATATATATAGAATCAGCTACAACCGTGCCTCTAATTACAGCAAAATCAAATTCAGCACTTCCATCACTATTAATAACCCAACCAGAAACACCAGGGACATAGTTATTACTACTAATTACATTATTGACTAAAACAATGTTTGCCGCTAATAAATTAGCAGTAATTGTTCCAGCTGCAATTTCATTTGCTGTAAGTGTACCTGCCACAATAGATTGAGCTTCAATTGATCTTGATATAATATGCGCTGAACCATTAATCATTCCTTGTTGAAATACAATTCCTGACGGAGCAATAATAGATTGATTTACAGTGTCAATGATTAATTGTTTAAAGCTGTCTAAATTTCGTATTTGGTCAGCTGTTCTACTTGGATCTCCTATAATTTGAACAGGAAAGTCGTATACAGAATAAACAGATGTATTAATTAAAGTAGAGTTCTCACCGTCATGGTTATGACCACCACCTGGATAAAAAGACACCCCGCTTTCATTTATCATTAACTGACCTGCCTTAGCACCATAGTTTGAGTTACAGTACTGCCTACACTCAATTGATGCGAAATTACCCAATAATCAGTATTAGATATACCTAAAGCTGTCACATTGGATATTCTAATTCTATCACCCAATTGAACCTTTGGCATTGCTATAGTGTTTATATTTAAAATAGGAACAGGTATTTGTGTTTTTGAAATAATTAATTCTGCTAATCTTTGAGCATGAACAGTGTCATTAATAAATGGGCTAGAAATATCAATATCTTTTAACCCATATTTTTTTATGCTTTCACTATTTACAGAAGATTGTTCTTTAATTTGACCATTTTTTTCTGATATCTCAACAACAACACCGGCAAGGGATGTTGAGTTTTGATATTTAGTTTTAGGATTTTCACCCTCAAGAACAACAACTTCGCCTGCTGGCACTGTGTTTGCAGTAGCTAATATCAATTCAGCCCCATAAGCATGATGAAGGAATCTTACAATTTCAGCTTGTGGTGGATCATCTATGTCTATTGATGTTATAAAAGGCTTTCTGATATTAAAAGCCGGAGAATTATCGTATTTGATATTATAATATCTAGCTTCTCTGACTTTAGAATTATTACCGTCATTAATAATATGAGCCGCTGCTGTAGTTTGAAATTGACCTCTCTTTAATCCAGTAAAAGAAGTTTTTGTTTTTGAAGTGTATTCAATAATCTCATCTTGAATTTTGATATACCCAGACTTCAAAAAATCAGGACTAATTGTTGATGTAACAAACACGACATTTGCTGTTGAGGTTAAATTTGCTGTTAGCGTTGTTGAAATTAAGCTTGAATTTGCTTCAGCATGCCAAAGAGGTTGCACCTTAGAGGCATTTTTTTGCAATGAAGAGATTGCAATTGTAACCTTGTTGCATTGTAATTGGACAGCATAATCTGCTGAAATAATATGGCTACTGTCTGAAATATTTGCTTGAATATTTGCATGTTGAGGAATTGAGGATTCAAAGAATCTGTAGAAGTGTTCGTATCTTGCCTTACCCTCTTCATCAACATATGTTCTACCTAAATCCGCAAATGTAATGTCATTTATAATTTCTTGAATAGAATTATCATTGCCGTAAAGATATCCAAAAGTAGTCAATGGCTGTATTGAAGCCTCAGAGTATCTTTCCTGAACATCAATTAGTGGAAGATACTGATTATAGATAGCAAATTCATCAATAATAAAACTTCTAATAGTGGAGGGGGCGACTTCCCCAGTCCCAGCAGTATAAGAAGCCCCTCTTCCTCCAATAGTAATATTTGTATTAGCCCAAGAAATAGGAGTACCGACAAGAGTAGTGTTTGCTTTTAATACTCCATTTACATAATAGTACATTGTTGTACCATCAAAAGTTGTAATGATATGAGAAAAATCACTTGTTGATAAAGCTGTGTTTGATGATACCGTTTCTGTAGTTACGACAGAATTAGAAAGCGTTCTTATCTTAAATCCATTTGAAGATGAATTGTTAAAAAATTCAAATCCTGTTGTTGGAGATGCATTAGCCCAATTACTAATGTATTCTCCATTGCTAGAAAAAACTCCATTATTAAACTTAGCAAAAAATTCAATTGACCATTTACCCGTATACAACGGAGATGATGAGTTTGTTAAATTAATTGATGTATGCAAAGCTGTTCTGATATATGCATTTGATTCAAGCAAAACCGCTTTATTGTTAGGGTCTGAAACAAGACCTGTCGCTTGACTTAGTTTTGGAGAAGCAATATACACACCAGAACTTCTATGGTTTACCGCATCATTATCAGTAATAACCCCTGAAGGATTTCTTGAACCAATAGAGTCAATAGCCGCAATAGTGCAGCATTCAGATGCAGGGACTAAAACATCCGCCGCTCCATTTACTGATTTATACAAATATATTTTAAAACTTGGAGTTCCGGCTGTATTGTTCCAGTTATGGAAGAATTCAATACGAATTTTTCTAGGAACACCAGCAATAAGATTAAGTGTGCTTGATTCATAGCGAGTAAAAGAAGCACTGGTTTTCCACTGATTTAAAATTAAATGGTCATCCAAGAAAACCCTTACACCACCACTTCTTACATACACAACAATTGTTTGAGAACCATTATCTTTTGGAATATAAAATCCATCAAAAACTCCATTGTAATAATCGGTATACACAGTTGAATTCAAACCGGTAAAAGAGTAATCATCTAGTTGAACTGCGTATGCTGAGTTGGATGAAATATCTTTTGATAAAGCAATATAAGATGGAGATACAAAAGCTAGTTCGCCAAGAGCTTTATCTAACTCAGTAAGCTCTTTATCAATTGCATCCGCTTTGATATCTTTTACAGAGATATCTCTTTGATTTTCTGGCATTCCCCAGAATCTTGCTCGTAACCCAGAAGATGACACAATATCATTACCGCTACGATCAACTGTATCTTCATTAAAAGAATACATTGCAATGGCGTTACGAGATATTGCCCCCTTTCTGTATGGACTAAGTTTTTTAATATCTTTCTTAGGGAAGTTAGCCCTCATCAATAAATTTTCAACTGCTTCTCCAACAGTAATATTTTGAATAAAGAAACCATAGCTGACAGTTCTTTCAGCAAGATATTTTGACCAATCTTGTAAACTAGCTGACACAGACATATCCCCAGATTTTGAATTCCACTCATCAACATAGAAAGTTCCATTTTTAACATATTCATAAATATCAAATTTAACAACTGCATTTATGGAATGCGATTTGGCAACAGACCCGCCATATCCTCTAGAAACAATATTAAGCGTGGAACTACCAGATGTGCCGGAGCACAATACATACTCTTCATTTTGAGTATTTTCATCAATAACAACAACAAAATAATTCCCAGCACCGCCAGAAGAAAACACGCTAACATCATTCACTGTAGCTGTAGTTGTAGTTGTGTTCATATTGGCTTTTAAGAAAGTTTCAAGATATTGGCTATTGATATAATCAGTAGTTGGTTTTTTAATTCTCCAACCTGTATATATTTCTACTTTTAAATCTTTTTGTATATATTTGCCAAAATCAGAAGTGGAATCAAATACATTAAACTTCTTACCTGTGTTATCAAAACTAATATCAGCAGATGCAATTTCCGATCCGCCAATAGGCATACTGGTGGAATGAACATCTCTTGCTCTAGCGATTGAGTAATCTTGCACATAGTCGCTCATATCAAGCTGGTACAGAGGAACAATTTCTTGAATCCTTGCGTAATCAGTTGGGTTTTTTGTGCTATGCACAGTAACTTTAATTTTAGTTATATTCTGTGTAGATAAAGCAGTCGAGATAAAATGGTCTTGATAATACGAGCCATTTGCAATCCGGCCAGTTTCTGAAAGGACAAGGGTATTGGCATTGTAAGCCTCTAGGGTATAATCAGATATCTGGCCATACAACTCCGAAGTAATGATTCTAACTTTGTTAACTTTTCTTTCATCAAAAACCGCTTGAACATAAGGGGCTGTAGTGAATGTATAACCAGAGTATGTATTGGAAGTATTGGCTGTGCTTGCAGTGTTTGACCACCACCCGAACTCCAAAGAGCTTCCGATATGAGTATTTGATAGATCGCTGGTTGTTAAAGAAGGCATAGCATAATAGCTACCATCTGCTCTTATAACATCGCCATCCTCATCCTTAGCCCCAGCTACACCCCATGTAAAAGACTGTCTCTCTATGCCATTAAAAGCTTCTGACTTACTAAAATAAAACCCGCGATTGGGGTAAGATGTGTTAGAATAATCATCGTTAGTAGTTACTACTAAATTACTTAAGTGTCTACTGTCAAGCCAATTTACAATAATTTTTGGTTTAACTTTCTGACCCTTTGCAACAATAGAATTGTTAAAGTCAGATGAAATAGTATTACCGTAATATCCTGTTGTTAACATTAAGCTTCCTCTAATACCATATTACACGAAAAATAGTATGATTCGCTTGATAAATCTCTTCTAATTAAAGTTTCACTATAACTTGTTATAAAAACATCAATATCATCTTCTGTATATGGAGTAACGCCATTAACATCTTGATTGATGATTGTCAAACTATGCACATCTGAATCCTGGGCAATTTGTTTTAAGAAATTTCTAGATTCTCTTAAATCAACTGTAAAACTTGCTTCGTTGGGGATAAAAGACCAATCAAGATTAAATGTTCTTTTTGCACCTTTTGATGCAGATGTATTTTTGTAGTATCGGGATACATTGCCCTGCCAGTTTTCATTTTCAATAAATTTAGGTGTTGCGTTAATAGCAAAAGTTCTTGTTTGATTAGTCAATGACTTATTATCAAGTAATAATAGATTTCTTATAATAGTGTTATCGGAAACAACATTGGCGCTAAATCTAATTGGCTTAACTACAATATTAGTGTTGTTTAGAACATTAATTCTAATTGTAGCTAAGAATATTCTTCCAGCAGTTGTAAGGTTTACTGTTCCAGATAGCGCTGCGTTCAGGAATGAAATCTTGCCAATTGTACTTACAGCATTAGATTGAACCGACAAAGCAGACACTGCACGAGCTTGTTTTATAATTGATGTATTAGCTAGAGTCACATCGCCACTAACAGTGGAGTTAGAGATAGCAATTTTTGTAACATTAATAGTGATATCTGATGCTGCAGCTCCAGCGGTTTCATCAAGTTCACCAAATGCAATTTTTTGCATTTCAACAGTAACGCTAACATTACTAGAAATAGCTACAGTTCCATCTTGTCTTTCAAAGACAGCTAATAATTCAACATCTAGCAATCCAGAAATATTCACAACGGCTTGTGCTGTTTTGACAATACTTGTTGTTACATTAACTGAGCTATCGTTTATCGCAGAAACGCTAAACGCAATTTTTTCTGAATCAAATGACGCTACAACATCACCACTTTGAACAGATGAAGCTAGGGCTATCTTCTCTATATCTGTGGACACAACCGTAGAGCCGGCAATATTACTTGCAGAGCGTGCAAATTTTGTTATTGAGACAACAACATCAGAAGAAATATTAATATTTGACAACGCATCTTGTCTTTCAAAGACTGCATTAAGTGTTGTATCAAGAGCGCCAGAAATGCTAATTTGAGCAAAAGCTGTTTTAATAAAAATGGCACTTACATTGCTAGTGATATCTATGGATGCATCAATGATGACATAATCATCTGCTCTATAAAAATCTATACCAGAATTAAGTGGTTCAGAAAAACTAAAATAGCTTTCCATTTAAGCCTCTTTAAAACTTATAGTCACATCATAATAAGAACACTGAGATGTTAAATCCCTTCTTATCAGAGTTTCGCTATAAGACTCCACATATACTGTAGTTGTATAAAAATTTTCTTCCGGATCAAGTTTGATTGATAACGAAACACTTGCTGGGGTCATAGCGATAGAATATAAATAATCACGCCCTCTTCTGCCATCTACGGTATGTGTCTGTAAAGATGGAAGATATGTAAAATTAAAATTATATAAATTTTTATTATTCCTGATATACCTTTTTTTATCCCCGTTGATTAATTCAATATCATTAGCACTAATAGCTGTACCGCCATCAAATTTTCTATTATGCTCTGTAATCTCAAACCCGTTTAATTTTACAAGATGAGTTATTGTGGTTTGTTGATTTTGAATACTCATTACATTCCCTGGTTGATTCCGTTATATGTGGTAAATGATCTTGTTTCATTTCCAGCATTTTTTTGCATGCGAGGAAGGATGTTGATGTTATAGTCTTTCATCATTCCCTTAAACCATTCTTCTTCTCCAATAAATGTATCAACATTAATATTGACAGTTGAAACGCTAGATGTTTGACCAGAACCAGAATACGATGGGGAGCCAGATGGAGCAGTAAATTTTGCATTATTAATATTTCGGATTGCGCTAATACCACCATTAAAAATTAATGGAACAGGCATTGAATTCATTTTTGGAACATACCCGCCTTTTTTAAATGATGGAGTGTTATTTACACTTCCTTTTTCAGAAACATATCCACCTTTTTTAAATTTAGGCATCATGTTGTTATTGATTTTTTCCAAAGCAAAAACGCCTATCCTCTTAACAGCTTTAGCGTTAAGGACATATTCTCCGCCATGCAGTAACGCAGGCACTCCTTGAGTTTCTGGAGCTGGAATGTATCCACCTTCTTTAAAACCTGGTTTTACCTGAGTAGCTTTAGGTATAAAGATACTATAATTAGGTTGATTTAAATTATATTTATTTTCTGGAACACGACCACGATCTAAATTTTGAGCAATTAATTTTTGACCAGCGTTTACAATTGGTGTAATTTGTTTTTGTAATGCCAGATTTGCTAAATATGAATCCGCTGTTTTACTACCCATCGGGTTAACCATATTTTTAACATTTCCTGTATACCCAGCAGCAGCACCGCCTCCACCGCCACCCGCAGCGGCATCATTTGCAGCATCAATAGCGGCTTTAAGCTGTATGTATTTTAAAATTGCTGGATCAAGATTCGCAGCCATTTTGTCCATCAATGCTTTATTCAATTCAAGAGTATTTTCAAAATCCCTTAACATAGCAAGGTTGCCATCTTTGATTGCTTGATTGAACACTGCCGTTGGGTCAGCTTCATCAAATGCTTTCTTAAATGGAGCTAAGAATGCTTCTTGAACATCTACTAAAATTGCATCTTTTGCCGTTGTGAAATTACCATGCAAATCAGTTGTGATTGCACCAAACGCTTCCACAACAGCCGGACCACCCTCACCCATCTTGTCGCCAATGCTTGTGAGCATTCCAAGAGTAACGCCAATAATAGTATTCTCTGATGGATCAGAACCAAGACCATATTTGGATTGCGCTTCAGCTACCAATAGATCAAGACTTGTAGAGAATGCCCCAACAACCTTGTTCGGCATTTTATCACCAATTGTTGTAACAAAATTTTCAAACATGGTTCCAAAATCTTCATTCATTTTTGTTGAAGAAGTATTCGCAAGAGTCTCTAACTCTTTTTGCATTACAGTATATTGCTCAATTGTTACTGGACCAATCTTGATTATGTCAGCAGCAGCTTTCTGGAATGCTTCAATTTGAAGGTCAAAAAGCTCTCCAGCTTTTTCCTTAGCCTCAGCAATTGCTTCTCTAAGCGCAGCAAGATTTTCTGCTGCTAAATCTTTTCTTCGGCTATCAACAAGAGAAACTTCATCCGCAACAGAGCTTTTCTCTGTTCCTTGTTGCTCAAGGTCAAGCATACGAGCATCATCAACACGACCTTCGTAGATAGCAAGAGCACGGTTACGAATGTAATTAGCACGATTTAAATCTCTGTCATCAAGAATCTTTCTTAGATTCTGTTGATATTCTTTTGTCTTTGTTAATGACTCTTCTGCTTTTTCTAACTTCTCAAGAGTCTTAAGTTGAACATCAAATACTTTAAGACCAGCTTCTTTTTGTTTTTTCATTGCCGCAACAGTTGCGTCAATCATCTTGTCTAATGCCGATTTAAATGCATCACGAACATAATCTTGCAACTTTTGAGCAGCTTCTTTTATGCCATCTTTAATTGCTTTACCGGCTTTGTCACCAGCTTCTCCAGCAGCATCACCCATAGCGTTAGCAATCGCTTCTCCACCGGCTTCGCCTACTTCTTTACCAGCATCTACGATATTATCCTTAGCGCCAAAAATTGCTCCGGTACTTGACTTCATTCCTTTAGATGTACCTTTTTCTAATCCACTCTTAAGAGTTGTTCCTATTTTAGTTACAGCTTTCTTAGCAAAATCACCAGCAGCGTCAATACCCCCAATAATTCCACCTTGAATAGCCTTACTAGCGCCTTTAACAGAACTGCTTATAGAAGAAACACCGCTTCTTATTTTTTTAGCAAGACCGTCAAGACCGACTTTATCAAGAAGATTTGCAGCGCCGTTAGCAAGTGAAGTTATGGCACTTAGATACATGTCAATTACTTTATTTAACATAAGGAAAAATATGTTTACAACAGCTTTTGCCATACCAGTAATAATAGAAATACTTGCATTAGCGACCATCATCCAAACATTAACAAACATCTTCCCAATATTCGCTAAAGCCGCAACTAAGAACCCAAACGCAGCTTTCCATTTTCCTTGAAATATACTAACCACAGCCATAACAGCATTTGCAATTGCCTGGAATATTGGGCGAACAACATTGTAGAGTAAATCTGATATCAGGTCTCCCAAGAATGTTATAACAGGTGCTAGTTTTGCAAATATTGAACCAATACCATTTGCGGCACTTTCGCCAGCATCTTCGCCTTTGCCGAACATTCCAAACAAATCAAGAATAGGCCTAATCACTTCACCTATTGCATATTTAATTTTTCCAAAAGCAGTAGATATTGCATCAAGCGCAGGTTTTGCTCCGGCTTTAAATTTGTCCATATTTTTCATTACAGCCATAACAGCCACTGCAATTACTAGAAGTATTGCCCCAATACCAGACGCAATCATTGTCATTCTTAAAATCTTCATTGCAGTATTTGCAAATTTAATTCCTTTTACAAATCCCATTACTGCAACACGAGCTTTGGCAAATCCACCTTGCGCGGCTAAAGGGTATAATTTATTTTGGGCATCAAGAGCTGCCATAGATACCCTTGCCCCATTAATTGCTGATCTATATTGCTTTACTGGGTTTACTGCATCAACAAAACCTTTTCCTAGATTTTTTCCTTTAACACCAACATCCTTAATGCCTGACATAGCTGCATCTTTAGCAAGACCAACACGACCACGGAGTTGACCTGTTGCAAGCTGCCCAGCTCGTTTTTCGCTAATTGCTGTGCCGCCTCCCGAAAAGAATTGAGTTCCTAAACGATCAGTGGTAACTCCAGCTTTAGCAAAACCCGGAGCTTGTTTAAAAATTTTTCTTTGTCTTTTTGCGTCTGCAATTCTTGGAGCCGCTGCCGTTTGACCTTCTGCCAAAATTGAAGGCATTGACTGTACAGCGGCACTATGAGCTTGAAAAGCCGCAAGAGGTTTATTAAATTGTAAATCCGAAAGATACAATGCATCTTTTTTAGAAAGTTTTGCGCCCGTTGCCGCGGCATCAGCAAATCTTTGTGTTCTTTTAAACTCACGAGCAGGAAGTCCTGTTCGTTTTTTAAATGCGCTTAATTGCTCTTCAGCAATCATTGCCTTGTTGGTCATTTTTGGTTTTGAGATTGGGTCATAAACACCCTTAAACAACCCTCTTTGTTTTGCTGTTATTTGATCTATCGCAACTTGCGGTTTCCGAACATCCGCTTTACCAAGCAATTTATTTTTAATTGCACCTAAAAATGTTTTATTTTGAACAGCGTTATGCGCAGCTAATGAAGCAGTTGCCCCTTGAATAGCTCTTCCTAATCCAATAAACGCTCCTGTTTCAGTCCTCAGTTTAGGAATGAATACAGCAACCGCTCTACCTAAAACTCCGGTAACAGCCTGCATGGTTCCGATAGCAAGAACTACAGGACCAAGCGCTGCAAGGAAGGCTACGATAATTGTAATTACTTTAGAAACCCGATCTCTAAATTCTTGAGTAGAGTTATTCCATTTATCCATCAACTCTTGAACTTTGTCACTTAATTTTTGCAAGGTAGGCACTACTGCTCTCATAATGTCAGCAGCAAAAAGTTTAAAATTATTTTTTAGTCTTTCTGTAACAACCGACAATGCCTTAAGAGATTCTCCTAATTCAGCATTTGCAACTTCCGCAGCGTTAGACGCACCAGCAAGCTCAACGATCATTGCTCGACCTGTTTCTGTTTTTACTTCAGAAACAACATCTCTTCCTTTAGATTGTTTTTCTAATAGAATTCTGTCAGCAACGGCTTTTCTTGCTTCTTTAGCTGTTTTAATTTGAGCAGTATTAACTTTTCCAAAACCTTCAACCATCTGCCCACTATGAGCAGTTGCGATTCTTGCAATGATACCAATATCTTTAAAGTTATTAACAGTTTCTGGCAAAGCTGTTTTATTTAAAATATTAAATTGTCTTAATGCGTTTTCAGCAACACCGGCTAGTAAACCCTCAGCAGTTTGCGATCCCCTAGTCGCTATATTTAATTCTTTGTTAAATAGAGAAAGTTGTTCAATAGCAAGAAACATACGCGGCCCCTGTCGTTTCTCAAACAAGTTTGACATCAACTTCATTGCTCCTTCCATGCCTGCCTCAGAAGCCATAACCTTGTCAAAAATTTCAGTGATAGATTGCAGACCTGTTAAACCAGTTTTATTTGCAGTCGCAAATGCGCTTGAAGCATTACCAGCTTCTCCAAAAGATTCAGCAAGCCCTTGTAAAATTTTTATATTTTTAGTAGTAGGGCTTAATGCTCTCTGCAAAGATACTTTAATTGAGTTAGCTGATGCTCCAACATCTAAACCAGCGGCTTTCATCGGAGCAAGCAAAGCGGCTGCTTCTGTCATAGACAAACCAAATGAGACAGCCATTGATGCAACTTCTGGGAATGCCTGACCTAAATCTTTTAGCGTTAATGCTGTTACGTTTTCAATGGCGTTAAACAATTGCATTTGAGTAGTAGCGGCTTTAACAGCGAGAGCCTCTCTATCAATTGCACTCGTCATGCCTTTGAAAGCACCGGTATTTTCATAAGCTCTAACTGATTGGAAATATAATGCTTGAGTTAAATCTTGAGCTCCACTGATATCCATTGCACCAAGTTTTTCAATTTGAGCAGTCAATTCGGTTAAAGCCAAAATGCTTTCATGACCAGTAATACCCAATTCTGCAAAATCTGATGCAAGACCAACAACAAGTTGTTTTGACACACCATAGTTGGAACTAATTTTTGTTAATTCAATATTTAAATTATTAAAAGCATTAGTTAAACCTTGAACTTGTTTAGGAGTAGCACCTGGACCAAGTTTTCTATTAGCTTGCTCAGCAGAGAGTGCAACGTTGTCAAGAACTTTAGTTAAACGAACAAGTTCTTTATCAACAGCAATAAGTTGTTGGAACCCAGCTCTTGCAAACAGCGTTAAAGGAGCTGTTAAGTTAATCATTAAGCTTCTACCTACAAACTGTGCATCTTTACCAATTTTTTGAATTCTGGTAGATGTTGCTCGCAGGTCTGAACCGAATGCTCTAATTCGCATTCCTCGCAATGCTCTATCCATTGCCTTAAGTTCGGTTACTGATCTACGGGCAGAATCTGCAAAAGATTTGTTGCTTGACCCAGCAAAACCAATTGCTGCGCGATATGCTCCAATTTCTGTTCTTATTCTTCTAGTTTCAGCACCAAGAGCTTTTTGATTAGTGATTAACCCTTTAAGTGTTTTAGCGTGATCGTTGGCGCTTCTTGCGCCCATACCCAAAGCTTTAGCTACAGCTTGGCTGTGAGCATCTAATTTCTTAAGCGGTATATTTAAGTCAACTAAACCTTTGTTTAATGAACGCAAAGAAGCGCTTAAATCAGTGATTGATTTTGCGCCCTGCGTTGCAACATTAATTATAATATCTACATCAGACATAGTTGTACCAATGTAAATTATCGCATTTTATTGACAAAAAAGCAATTGTCATTCTGTGCTATAACCCAAGCCAAACCCTTGTGGGAGCATTCTTACTTCAGTTTGAGTAATAGCATGATCTCTTATATTATCCGATTGATCGTACCAATCATCTTCAAAGTCAACATCGGCCCCTTGAGAGGCAGCAAGAGCTTTCATGTTTTTACTAAACTCGTTAGTGCATGCACGATAAAGCAAAAACATCTCATGCAAAATTAATGACTCTTCTAATTGCTCAAGACTATGCCAAGCACCTGTCTGAACAAATATTTCTGATTCGTATTTTACTAAGGGTATATCTTCCCAAACAAGGGGTGAATTATCTCCACCCCCAACCCTATTTACTGGTTTGGGTCTGATCCCATTGCGGCAGCCATTACTTCACCGAATGTTCTAAGGTCAAGAACATCTTCAAGCAATTCTCTATCTGCAGCTAAAACTGGGTCTGCTTTACGCAAGGCAATTGATGCTGCGGAAATCATTTTATCAATGTCCTCGTCAGTCATGCCTGCTTCATCATTGGTTTTCATTTCATTTGCAACTTTCATAAATTCACGCAAATGTTTAATCGTAAGAGGCTTAACAACACGCTTAACCCCATCCGCAAAAGTAATTTCAGTACCTTTAAAAAGGTCTACATTCTTATCACTCATTTACATACCATCCTTGTTGATAATAGGGAAAATCCCTTGGACAAAGTATAGCATACCTGCCCAAGGGATTTTCTCAATTTGGTACAAATTGTATATCTAATTAAAGATATTAGATTTGGTCAATGATTTTGCCGTATTCGTATCCGGTATCATCAGTTACTGGAAGTACTCTAAACGATACTTCAAACACTGTAGCTTCTGAACGCTTCATTGAAATCATTGAAGATGCAAAAGACACTGCTCGTTTTGTATTAAACTTACGTGTCTTAGTTACCGAAGCTGTTGAGCCCGGTGCGTTTCCAACAATTTGCAAAGCATATTCAAAAGGATATACTCCTTGCGAACCAAACATAAGTGTTTTAGTGTTTGCTCCATCTTGGTTTGCTTTAATATCTGCTCCACCAGTAGAGTTGTCATAACTCCATGCTGTTGCAAGGTTATTTAATGTACCCTCAGCGAGAGTTGTCTTAACCATTACCTTAACTTTTGATTGAATTACTTTTGCGGCATCTCCGTATTGATCAATCTCAATGTCAACCATATCTGGTTCCCATGAAATTTCAACACCACCTGTTGTTGCGCCTACGCTTGTAAGTGCATCAAAGCCTGCAAGATTCATTGCTACGTTTGATTCTCCGGTTTTTACCTCGGCTTCTCCAACAACAATATTTGAAACTGTTACTGCCATTTTATTCCTCCATAAAATTTATTCAAGGATAAATATTTTTTTACCCTTGCGGTCCCGCCAGGAAGATATCTTCTTAGCGTGATCTGGGTTTATCTCATCCGAACGGGTTCCGACACCAACGCCTTTCTGCCATTCAAAATCATAAACCTTAGAACCTAATTTAACGACAAACCCTGGGGTCTTGCCGATATATGTAATTACATTATACTTCATATATATTTATTCTACCACAAATCCATCAAAGGCTTACTGATATTAAGTAAAAATCCATATCCATTAAATACCAACCCTCTTTTTCTATAGGCTCGGTTAGATTTGTAGAATATAAAAATGAATTTAAAATCCTGACATTAGAACTAGGGATTGTACCTTGAACCTCATCTGATTGCCCAAGCAGCGCAATAAATCTTTCAGATATACTGAACAAGCGAGCGACATCCGAATCATAAATTGAATACCTAACAGCATCTCTTCTTATCCAATAAGATTCAATTGAAGGAGTACCTGGCTCGTAGTAATATACCACAAACGGAGCGGCTTCTGAACCATAACCAACTACTGGGAAAAAGTTCATCACTTTCCCAGCAATGCTTGTTAATGTAGCATCGGCTCTTAAAAATGTATTTACATCGTAGACACTTATTGGCATGATTACCCTCTTGGGATATCAGTAGATGGTCTTGAAACCCCACCTCTCTTCCCGAATCCTTCTTTTGTCAGTGATTGACTAATTAAATCAACAACTACTTGTCTAGCAAGTTCTCTAACCTCTGGTCTCTTACTTTTAATTCTAGCTTTCTTAACACGCTTATAGAATTGGCCATAACCTTCAGCGATACTTTCTGAACGTAATTTCATAGCATCTTTTTTCTTAGGATAAATATATCCGCCGCCTTTTTTGCCGGTTAAAACTATTGATGAAGCAATCTGAACATTTCTTCCATTCCTCCCTGATTTAGAACTCTTAGCTGGAGAGATCACCAGTTTTGCTCCAACAGGTCCAAACTGCATAGCTTTTACTTCTAAATACCTAGCCGCTCTTGATATTTCAGGAAGTCTATTTTTTAACTTCTCTTCAGCAGCATTTATCGCTCTCATCTGAGCAGCTTGTAATCTTAATGGTAAAATTTGTGTATTAAGAGCGGCGTATTCCATTTGAGCACTTGCTGTTTTATTAATTGAAATTTTAAGCATTCTCTACAACCTTCCTGCAAGTCAAAAGGACTTGTCTGACTTTACCATTAAATCCAATTTGTTTATGGATATTTACAATCTCCACAGGTCCAACTTCAATAACATTGCCATACTTATCAACCACATTTCTGATGCGATTGCTATACGAAGCATAAGCTGCATCTTTGTAAGAAATATAAAATTCTATTTCATCAATATTGTCCGTATATGGGTATGTTCTTCTTTCCGAAGACATCGCCTGATATAAGGCTTTAATTGTCCCAGCTAAAGCGTATGTTGTCGCCCTTTGCCCTGCTGCATTTACAGTTGTTGTTTTTGTATAAACATCAATCTCATGCGGAAGTTTTAAAAAAGTTCCGTTAGACATTTAAACCACATAGTCCATTACAAACAATGTATAGTCCATCAATAAAACATCGGCATCAATATTTCCGGTGGATTCGTAGAATGACACATCTTTCTTAGTTTCGTATTCAATAGTGTCCATGTCAACACGATAAATTCCATGCCTTCTGTATTCAGAATCATCGTTCATCATATCTTCTAAAAGTAGGTCAGCGGCTTGCTCAATATTATTTGGAACAAATTGCCAGCCAAAATCACCTTCAATTTTATAATCATCTTCAGCATCAAACTTGGCAGTTGCAATAAGAGTCTGGATACTATCTAATAATGATTTCTTATATTGTAGATAATATGTGCTACCAAAATTATGAGGCTCTTTAGTTTTTTCAATATTATTTAAAGTTGCATCAGTGTAATCATGTACAACAGCCTGGTCTGAATCCCCAACATTGACTGTTACTTTTCTCAAAGTAGAAATTGGAATAGGGAGGTGAATTACTTTTTTACCAGAGCCTTGAATTTCTATATATTTATTTGGAAAATAATCAAAAGATTGACCACAAAAAGTATTAATAATATTTCTTACTTTCTTTTCCATTTTATCAAATTTATCCGACCAATCTGTTTCTAGTTCTGGGTGGTCTTCAAAAAATGTATCACTATTAATATACGGAGTGTAAACATTTATGTATTGAGATTGCGCATATGATGTTCCACTTACAGTGTAGGTAAAATCGGCTCTATACTTCCCCGCTGAATTTAAAATATAAATACCAGAAGCTTGCTGACCATATGTGATCGTATAAATGCCAGTCCCTGTTCTTGTCGCATTAGTTGGCCCACTTACCAATGAACCAAATTCATGATAAAGACTTACAGATACAATATTAGATGTAGGGTCGGTCGGTAAAGTAAGAGTTAATGTCTTACTTGTGTTTATTTTTACA